GCGCTGACACAGACGTTCTTCAGTCCCGTCACGACATTCCAGAACGGCGCTGTGTTCGCTAATTTGTTTCAGGCCGGTCGTGTGGTGGTAGCTGGTCCCTCCGGGGCGCAGAACGGCATGGTGATCTATCGCGGTGCCACCATTGGCTGGACGATGCAGTCAACCGGTGTGGCTGACGACTTCTTCATTGGACGGTGGAACGACGCTGGCGCGCTGGTGGATAATCCTATTGGCATAAACCGCGCGACGGGCGCCGTTACGATCCCATCGCTCTCCGCCGCCGCTGGCTCGTTTAGTACACTCTCCGCGTCAACCACGGTTTCCGGTGCTGGCTTCACGAGTTACATGGCTGCACCTCCGGCGATTGGCGGAACAACCGCCGCCGCCGGAACGTTCACCAACCTGACCGCCGCGAGCGGTATCAAATTCAGTGGCACGCCATCCGCTGGTTACGATACCTCGAAACACGTGAACCTCGATGGCGCGGGAACGGCGGGCCTCAATCTGCAGGGCGGCGTCGTCAACATGGTGGTCCCAACCGGCAGCAATCTAACCTTTTACATTGGGACGGGAACCAACGGCTTCATCGACAGCACCGGCCTCAACTTCATGCCGGTTGGACAGACTGGCGCGGTGGCGGGTGCGTTTTCCACTGTCGCTCTCAACAGTAAGACAGGCCCGACAATCCGCGCGGGCACGGGCGCGGCGACCGGAACGCAACCCTCTGGTTCGCTGTGGTTACGTACAGACGGTACCACCGCTAATCGGCTTTATGTCACATCGGGAGGCGGAACATGGCTCGCCGTGGCGGGCGTATGAACGCCAGAACGCAACACTGGTGCCCGGCGTGCAAGCGGTTCGTGTTCGTGTGTGATCACTGGATCGTGGCACCGACCGTGATCGCCAGATGAATGCCCATCTGGCTCAAAGCCCTCGCCACGCTGGCGCCCATCCTTCTCGGCGCGCTGGTTTCCATTGCGTGGTCAAACAGTCACGCGTTGTCCGTGTTGGCGATCAACATCGAGCACCTCCGCGTGGATCTGGAACGCACCCGCGCGAGCCTCGAACCGGGGAGGACGATCATGCTGCGGCTTGATACCAACGAGAAACAGCTTGACCACCTCCGCGAACTGGTCGAGGCGCGGCTGGTGTGTCCGCCGTCACCGGTCAGGGAGCGATGAACATGTGTTTCAGCGCCGCGTGGTTCGTGAACTTGCTGGTCTGGTTGATTGTGATCTGTGCCGTCGTGGCGATCTTCCGGCTCGTTTTGCCCACTGTACTGGGTTGGCTGGGTGTCGCCGGAACCCTGGTGATGCAGGTCCTGAACATCATATTGATTGCCTTCGTGCTGATCGTTCTCGTCTGGTTTTGTTACGATCTGTTGACGTGCGCGGGCGGCACCAGTCTGCGCGTTCGATGAAAGGGAGACCCGAGCCATGTCCGAAACCGATGTGAACAACCCGGCATACGTGGTGCCCCCGGGGCACGCCGACGCACCGCCGCCGGTCCCCAAGGAAGCCACCCCGGACCCCCAGACCCAGGAGTACCTGGACGGCTTCACCAAAGCCCCCGACCCGCGCGATCCACCAACGAGTGAACTCGCGCCCGGGGATCTGTACCCGCCGACGACGAACACGCCCCCCGCCGGGGACCCCGTGGCGTTGCTCCCGGTCAATGTCGATGTGCCGTATGTGTCGCAGGACGGTGCCGCGCTGAACTGCACGATGGGCAACTGGACCGGCGAGCCCACGGCGTACACGTATCAATGGCAGCGCGACGGCCTTGACGTGGGCGACGGCACGGCGAGTCATATCCTGACCGAGGCCGATATCGGCGTGGCTTTCGTCTGTATCGTCACCGCGAGCAACGCCATGGGCAGTACAATCGCACCGCCCTCCAACAGCGTGACGGTGGAAGCCACCACGCGCTCCAACCACCGGGGTCGGGGCCGATGACCCTTACGGCGGCGCCGCATCCGGCGAGTGTCTTTCAGTATCTCAAGCAGGCGTGGCGCGAGTATATCGCCACGGGCGGCGCGCAGACCCTCACCGTGACGACGGTGCCGAACCATGCCGCGAACACCGTCACTACCGTGACGGGGACCGCTCTGGTGGATATCTCCATCGACCCGCCGGTCCCGGTGACGGTGACGCTCACGCAGAGCGCCACCGTGAAGGGCACCAGCACGGTCAACGCCGATCCGGTCACGGGCTCCTGGACCGCGACGTTCCCGGGTGGAACCCTGGTGGCCGGGACCGCGACGGCGACGGCGACAACCCCCTATGGCGCGCCCGTGACCACGGCGGCGTTCACGTTGACCTGAGTCATGGCGAACACCGAAAACCAGAACATGCAGGCTTACGTCAGGGGCCAGATGGCCGGGCGCAAGAAGGCGGCGGCGAAAACCGCCTCGAAGCGGTTGATGGCGAAGGACGCGGCGATGGACGCCGAACATGGCGCTCCCGAGGGTTCGCCCACGGATCTCGCGCAGGACCGTAAGCTGGGCATCAAGGACTGAAATCATGGCCGATCAGCAGGACATGCTGGCCTACGTGAAAGGCCGGATGGCCGGGACCGAGGCGCCGCCTGTCCCGGTCCCGGACCCAATGAAATCCTATGTCGTGGCACAGGGCGCCAGGGGCGCTTTGGTGCCGCCTACCACGATGATGGACAGTCCTCAGTACCTGGTAGACCCCGACGTGGAAGCCGGGCCGAAAGCACGAAGCAATCAGCAGTTGGACGTGGACGCGTTGATGGCGCGCAAGCATGCGTTGGAAAAACAGTTCCATGAGACCAGCCGGGCGCTCGACGCGGCGGGGGGTTCGGGGCCGGAACACCGCCAGTTGTTCAAGACGTGGCTGGAACAGAACAGACAACTGAGCGACATGCACGAGGAGTTCATGGCGAAGCTGGGGAACTCCGTCATGCGCGATAAGGTCGAGGCGCCGTTACAAGGCGTGAAAGACGCCCAGGATATCGAGGCTGCGATGAACGCGCGTGCCGCGCAGCCACGTCAGCCCTTGCCGCCGCCGGCCCCCGGCGGTGTGCCGCTCAACGCGCCACCCACCGTGCCCGATCCGTCCACGGTGCCGATGTCGTGACACCGGACGAGCAACGCTACGAAATGGTCCTCAAGCGGCTGATCGCCGTCAAAGACGCGCGCGACGATCTCCTGGCCTTTACCCGCCTGATGATGCCGGTCCCGGGTTACACTTCGGACCCGGATTTCAGCCGTTACGATGCCCAGAGGTTCCACAGGATCATGTGCGTGGGCCTGGAGGAACTGGAGAAAGGCACGATAAAACGACTGATCATCAGCCTGCCGCCGCGTCATGGTAAGACTGAACTGGCGAGCAAGAAGTTCCCGGCGTGGTTCGTGGGCAGGAACCCGGCGAAGTCACTGATATTTGGCACCTACAACGAGAAGTTCGGCCAGGACATAGGCCGCGCGGTCCGGGACACGATGCTGACGCCGGCCTTCGCCCAGGTGTTCCCCGACGTGGTGCTCAAACAGGACAGCCTCGCCAGTGACCGACTTCAGACGAAGCAAGGCGGCATCATGGCTTTCGTGGGTCGAGGGGGAACCACCACGGGACGCGGCGGCGATGTATTGATCATAGACGATCCACTCAAGGACCGTCACGAAGCCGACTCACCCACCATCCGGGACACGCTGTGGACGTGGTTCACCCAGGTCATCGCCTCACGTCTGATGGACGAAACGGGCCGGATTTTGCTCATCCAGACCAGATGGCACCAGGACGACCTCGTCGGGCGCCTCACCGACCCGACGAACTCGTACTACGATCCCGAGGAAGCCGCCGAGTGGCGTATCATCGACATGCCGGCGCTGGCGGTGGACGCGCACAAGGACCCCCTCAAGCGCGCCGAGGGTGATCCGTTGTGGCCGAACCGCTTTGGCCGGAACTTCCTCCTGGGTTTGCAACGGCGTGACGCCAGAGGCTTCTCGGCATTGTATCAGGGCAGGCCCAGTCCAGCCGGGGGCACCTTCTTCTCGTCCAAATGGATACAAACCTATCGCCCAGCCGAGTTACCCACCAACCTCAGGATCTACGCTGCCAGTGATCACGCCGTCAGCATGAAGCAGGACAGCGACAAGACGTGCCTGATGTGCGTCGGCGTCGATGAGGACGATAATATCTGGATACTGGCTGATCTCCTGTGGCGGCAGATGACGGCGGAACAGGCGGTCGAGGCCATGCTGCGCATGATGCGCGCCCACAAGCCTGTCTTTTGGTGGGCGGAACGCAGCATGATCTCCAAGAGCATAGGTCCCTTCCTCAGGAAGCGCATGCTGGAGACCAAAACCTTCTGCTCGATCATCGAAATGCAGCCGATAGCCGACAAGCAGACCCGCGCGCAGTCCATTCAGGGCCGTATGAGCATGGGTAAAGTGCGCTTTCCCGAACGCGCCCCCTGGTGGCCCATGGCCAGGGATCAGATGCTGAAGTTCCCCTACGACGCGCACGATGATTTCGTGGATACGCTGAGCTACGTGGGCCTGGGGCTTACCTTGCAGATCGGCGCGGGCCGGACACGCGTCAAAACCGACGACAACGCCGAGGGCACGTTCGGCTGGCTGAAGAATGAACGTGACATGGCCGAACGGTCCGTGCGTCAGGGCTTCGGCGCGGGAGGTTGGTGATATGTCTGGCGTGATGCCACCACGGTTCCCTCCAGGACCGCCGGTTGGAACGGCGACAGGACCGGCCTCGGCACCAGCCGGTCCCGGACTGGGTATGGGCGGCCCCCCTGGTCTCGTCCCAGGGGGGCCAATGATGCCGGGCATGGGTGTGGGCGCCCCACCCATGGGGATGCCAGGTCCCGGGACCTTCCAGGGTGGTCCCGGCATGCTCACGCCGCCCATCACCGACACCAATCCAGACGCCAAACTCATCTCGCGAGATCCCCCGGAGCCCGAAGAGGCGCGCCGGGCGCTGGTCGAACGCTGGCAGAAGCGCGTGCGCGAGGCCCGCACCCACTGGAAACCCAGCTTCGACCGCATGCGGAGCAACATGAACTTCGTCAACGGCGACCAGTGGGAGACCGAGACCCGTCGCAGGCGCCGCCGTCGCAGGGACGGCGAGCGGGACGAGCGTTACGTCGCCAACATCGCGCTCAGACACGTCCTGAAGCGCACGGCGGAACTTTACCCGAACAACCCCACGGTCAAAGCCAAACGCCGTGAGAAGATCATGGCGAGGACCTGGGACGGCTCCGAGCAGGCGCTGCAACAGGCCGAGCAGGCGCTTCAGTTCAGTGCCCAGTCCGGCATGCCGCCGCCGCCCAACATCGCCGCCGTGCTTCAGGACGCCGCCCTGGTCAAGCAATACGACCAGCTGATGGATCGTTTGGCGAAGACGCTGGAAATCCTCTACGGCTACAACGTCGAGGAACAGGTTCACTCGTTCAAGACGATGATGAAGATGACCGTTCGGCGGTCGATCATCACGAGCGTGGGCTACGTGAAGCTGGGTTTCCAGCGCGCCATGAAGATGAGCCCCGCCATCGAGGCGCGGATCGCGGACATGAGCGAGCGTCTCGCCAACATCGAGCGGCTGTCCCAGGACCTCGCGGACGGCGAGATCGAACACGACAGCGCCGACGCCGAGAGCCTGAAGCTCGCCATCCGGGGGCTCACCCAGGAAGGCCAGCTGATCGTCCGCGAGGGCCTGAGCTTCGACTACCCGGACAGCACGGCGATCATCCCGGACAAGAAATGTCGCACGCTTCGGGGCTTCCTGGGCAGCGACTGGGTGGCCCAGCAATACATCCTGACGCCCGACGAGATCCAGGAAGTCTACGGGATCGACGTGGGCAAGGGCTACACGGCGTACGACGGTGACGGTAACTCCACTGAAACGATGCCGGTCCGGCACTATGAGGCCGGCGGCCGGGACGAGAACGACCCGGCTGATGGAGATGCCTGTGTCTGGGAGATCTATCACCGGAAAGACGGTCTCGTTTACGTGGTTTGTGATGGCTACAAGGACTTCCTCCAGGAACCGAGCCCGCCGGACGCCGAGATCGAACGCTTCTTTCCCTGGTTCGCTTTCGTATTGAACGAAGGCTACGACGAGACCGTGCTGTTTCCTCAGAGTGACATTGACCTGTTGCGGGACATGCAGCTTGAGTTGAACCGCGCCAGACAGGGACTTCGTGAACACCGCCGCGCCAACCGGCCCAAGACCGTGGTCGCGGCGGGCATTCTGGAAGAGGTGGACAAGGAGAAGCTGAAAACGCACCCCGCCAACGCCGTCCTGGAACTCAACGCGCTGGCGCCGGGGCAGAAGATCGATGATGTCTTGCAAGTAGTGAAGAACCCGCCCATCGACCCGGCGGTCTACGATACGGCGCCCACCTACGAGGACCTGTTACGGGTCCTGGGCTCCGATCAGGCCGATCAGGGGACCACATCGGGTGCCACGGCGACGGAAGTATCCGTGGCCCAGTTCGCCCAGCACACCGACACCTCTTCGATCATCGATGACATGAACGATCTGCTCACCGATCTGGCGCGTGCCGGGGGTGAACTCCTGCTGCTCAACGTATCCGCCCAGGTGGTCCAGGAGATCGTCGGTCCCGGCGCCGTGTGGCCCGAGATCGACCGCGAGACCGTGGCGAAGAACGTCTACCTGGAGGTCGAGGCGACCGCCGACAACGGTCCCGACAAGCAGCAGGATATCCAGAACATGACGCAGCTGCTGCCCATCTTGCAGCGCATCCCTGGCATCTCGCCAGAGTGGATGGCGCGGCAGCTGATCGCCAGGATGGGCGCGGATATAGACCTTACCGATGCCTTCGCGGAGGGCGTGCCTTCCATCGAGGCGTTGAACCAACTCATGGCGCAGCCCCCCGGCGTCCCCGGCGAACCCCCCGACAGCGCCGGCAAAGGACCACCCAGGCCCGGGGCGCCCGATGAAGATCCCAACGCCCAGGGTCCCGTGGGCATGACCAACGCGACGGGTGGTCCCGGGACGGCGGGACCGCTGGGACCCAGAGTGCCGCCGATGCAGGTGTTCGGTGTGAACGGTAATCGTCCCGGGACCGGCGGTGCCATGCCGAGGATGCGGGCCTCGTCCCAGGGCATGCCCACCCCATGAGCGACGACACCGTGACAACCTGGGAAGCCATCAGCCCGTTCAACCGCCTGGATCGTATCCGCGTGCCGGGCGGCTGGATCTACCGCACGACACACACCAACGCGGTGGCGCTGTGTTTCGTGCCTCTCGTGCCGGAAGATGAGTCTGTTTTGTTGGTCAACCCCCTGGACAACCAAACGAAACACGGCCCATAAGCGATCCTGGTTTCAGCCCAGCACCTTCGGTGAAGCAAGCAGGACAACTCGGTGGCCGAAGACGACACCAACACGACACTGAGCGACGACTTCGCGGACCCGTCACCCGCGCCTGAAACCACGACCGAGACGCCGCCCTCGTCAGGCAACCAGACCAGCGACACGCAAGACGCGCCCTCGTCAGGCGACACCCCACTGTCTGACCGTCAAGGACTGCTCGAAGCCGTCCGCGCGGTGGTCAAAACCCAGGAAACGCCCGCGCTGCCCGACAGCGCCGCGACACAAGGTGAGACACCAGACACGGCTGGGACCGCCCCGGGAGAAACCGGGGACCCAAAACCGGATGTCACGCCACCACCACCAGCCGCTGACCCGACCGCCGACGAACTCCGTAAGCTACGCCCGGAGACCCGGAGACGGTTCGAACAGTTGCTGGCCCAACGCGATGAAGCCCGCACGACCCTGAACACGTTGCAGCCCGAGATCGAGCAGCACCGCCAGTTGCAGGGGTACCTGAAACAACACCAGCTTGCCCCCGACGACGTGAACATGCTGCTGGGGGTCGGTGCCGCGCTGCGGCGAGGCGACTACCAGGCTTTCCTCAACGGCGTCACGCCCTACGTGCAGGCCGCTCAGGAAGCCATCGGTCTGCGTCTCGCGCCCGACATGCAGCGCCAGGTGGATGAAGGGCTCATCACCGAGGAAACCGCGCGCGAGGTCACGCGCATCCGTTTCCGGGCCAACCAGTCCGAGGAACGGTTGCGCGAGGAAACCACCTCACGCGCACAGGAAGACCAGGGCCGCGCGCTCGAAGCCGTGCGCATGGCCGTGACCAACTGGGAAAACGATATCCGAACGAGGGACCCCGACTACTCCCTGAAAGCCAATGCTGTCCGGCGTTTCAGTCAGGCACTGCTGCAAGAGAAGGGCGCGCCGACCACGCCCGATCAGGCGGTGGCGCTGGTGACGGAAGCGTACCGCGAAGCGACCGGTGAGTTCGCGCGGCTGCGACCAGCCCCGCGACCGACACGGCCCGCTCCGTCCGGCATCAACGGCACATCGCACGGCGCGATGCCCGAGCCGACCTCCATGAAGGACGCTGTCCTGCTGGCGATGTCGAACATGAGGCGCGCGTCGTGATGGTCAGGAACCTCACAAGATGGCTTTCACAGCCGGAGAACTCGCCAACATAGCCAACGCCGCTCTGGACTTTTACTACAACAAGGGAGACACCTTCAAACAGTCGATCCAGGCCAAGCCGCTACTCAAGTGGGCCGAGTCCAGTTCCAAGAGTTTCCCCGGCGGCAAGGGGAATATATCGCTCGCCGTCAAGGGCGATTACGGCGCGGGTGGCACCAACGATCATGTCGTGGGCTACACCCATAACGATACCGTAAATTTCTATACGCCGGCAAATATCAAGCGGGCGAACTTCCCGTGGCGCGAGCATCACATCGGCCTGACGCTGACGCACACTGAACTCAAGATCGACGGGATCAGTATCACCGACGACGCCGGCAACGGATCGGACATGAGCAATCATTCCGACCGCGAAGTGACCGTGCTGGTGAACCTGCTTCAGGACAAGCTGGAGGACTTTGGTGAACAGTACGCGCGCAACATGAACACCTTGCTGTGGGGCGACGGTGTCGCTGATCCCAAGGCCCTGGCGGGTATGCAGAGTATCATCCTGGATAGTCCCGCCGTGGGCACCACGGGGGGTCTGGCGAGGACCAACACATGGTGGCGCAACCGTGCCGCGACCACCGCTTTCGGCGCCGCCGGGGGCAGGGGGCCGATCACGTCAAGCCCGACCAACGGCGGCGCGTTGATCGAGTTTCTGCAACAGGAATACCGCCAGCTTATCCGTTACGGCGGCAGACCGAGCAAGGCACTCGCCGGAAGCGCCTTCATCTCGGCCATGGAAATCGAGTTCCGCGCCAACGGCAACTACAGCATGACGGGTTTCACCGGCACCCAGGACAGTTCCATGGGGCAACTCAAGTTACCCGGCGGGACCACGGTGGAATACGACCCGACCCTCGATGATCTCGGCTTCACCAAACGGCTCTACTGGTGGGACCCGAGGCACATCTACCTGATGAAGATGGACGGCGAGTGGGATCATCGTTTCACCCCGGCGCGGCCCTACAACACGTTCGTCATGTATAAAAGCCTCACCCATACCGGCCAGATGTGCGCCCAGCAACTCAATGGTTCGGGGGTGTATGACATCGCATAAGTGTTGATTTACACTGTGACTCTCGACTTTCGACCGGGCGGGACAAGCGTGTCCCGTCCGGGCTGGTCCCGGGACAGGAGGATGCCCCATGAACTTTCAACTTTTGCGATGCTCCGTGGCACTCGCCGCCGATCCCGAACAGGTGGTGGTCCGCCACCGAGGACGGCCCATCGTCTTTCCTGAACTGATTGTCCTCCAGCATTTGCACGGCGAGGAAGCGATCCAGGACATCCACGTCGTGGGTGAGTGGGATGCCACCCAGGCTGAAGTCCTGGAAAGACTAAGGCTCATTTACGGGGACAAGCCTGTTTCCGAGGTGTTCCCGGGCGCCCGGCCCAGACTGCCCGTGGGGGACGGCACACTGCCCATGTGTGTCGAGCCGATCCATGTCCCGGGACCGACCCGGCCCGACAGCCCCGATCCACTCCTGAAACCCCTGGATATGTTCACCATGCCCGCCTCGATGCCGCGCGTGGTCAGCACATACAAGGACGAGCCGCCACCGCCCGATGTATCGCTTGATCAGATCGCGGGGCACGACGCCGATGAACTGGGTGACGATCCTCTGGGGTTGGTTGATGTCGTTACGGCGGCGGTCAAACCCGAGATGCCGGACGCCGCCTCGTTCCGTGCCCGGGACAATATCCGGGGCGAGGGCACCAGCGCGCCAAGGACGGCGGACCACCTGCCGGACGTGGCGGGCGGCGCCATGCGGCGTGAGAGCGAGGGTAACCTCGCGGCGCGCACCGCGCGGGCGGCGCGGGTAGGCGCTTCCAGCAATGGGTAAGCAACTGCGCGACATGCTGACCGATCTGCGCGCCGAACTGGGTCACAGCACCAACGTCGCGCACGGCATCAACGACCGGGACACGTTGTTATATTATCTCAACCGTACACAGTTGGATCTGTACCGGGACTACGACTGGCCGCAGCTTATCATCGACCGGGACACCGAGATGGTCCAGGGCCAGCGATACTATCAATACCCGGTGGATCTGGGCTTCGAGGACATCTCGAAGCTGTGGCTCATATCAAACTCCAACATGTGGATATCCAACGTCACCTACGGTATCGGTCCGCGTGAGATGCGGCTCTACGACAGTGAGGCCGGCGACCAGTCCTGGCCTCCCAGGCGTTGGATGCACAACGCTGACTCGGGGATGTTCGAGGTCTGGCCGATCCCCGACGCCACCACGACGATGCACGAGGGTTTGCTCAGGATGCGCGGGACCAGGACCGTGGCACCCATGATCAACGACAGCGATCAGGCGACCCTGCCGGATCATTTGATCGTGATCTTCTGCGCCGCCGAGATCCTGGCCCGGGACGAGGCCAAGGACGCGGCGCTCAAGATGACCAAGGCGAACGAGATCATGCGCCGGCATCGGGTCAGGCAGTTCTCCCACAAGCGCGAGCCCTTCATCATGGGCGGCGGCGGCGGCGATGCCAGGGCGCCGATGGGCGAGTTCGATACCGGCGTGGTGGGCCTGGATTACATTCCGCCTGGCTATCAGTCGGGCTGACGATGTGGGCAAAGTCTTCAGCATCACCGATTTCAAAGAGGGTTTGGATGTACGCAAGTCACCCCTGACGGCGCCCGGCGGTTCGTTGCGTATCCTGGACAACTGCGTGATCACCCAGGGCGGTGAGATCGAGAAGCGCCAGGCCTTCGTCCAGGTCGCCACGCTGCCCCCGCAGGCGGATTATCTGTTCGGCCAGGGCGATGATCTCCATGCGTTCGGTGTCGGTCTCGGCGCCATCGACTCCGGGACCAGCCCCGTTCCGATCATCCCCCACGCACTGGAGGACGCCCCCGGCGGTCCGGTCCCCGTCAGTCTCACCGACGTGGACGCCTTTGATAACGGGTTTTACGTGTGCGGTTTCACGGTGCCGCCCGGCCCCGATCCGGTTAACTGGTGGAATGGCGCCGTCGTGCGTTTCCCCGGCGCCACCCCCATCGCGAACCCTGGCTCCTACGCCCGGACCCATAAGACGAAAATGTACCGGCTCGCCCACACCCACCTGGCGTTCTCCGGGGTGAACGATCCATCGGTCAACGATCCCGTCAGCACGACCAATCCCGGCGCCGGGTTCATCAACCTCGCGGTTCACGACGCGGACGGCGAGGGGCTACAGGGCATGGAGGTGTTCTACGATAAGATGGCGGTGTTCGCCCGCTTGCTGACGCAGCTTTGGACGTTGGATCCGGACCCGACCCAGGACGTGCTGCAACAAACGCTCAGGATCGGCACGCTGGCGCCGCACAGCGTGGTTCAGTTCGGTACCGGAGATGTCCTGTTCCTGTCGGACTCAGGCGTGCGCAGCCTCAAGTCCCAGACCGTCACCACCACGGCGGCGGTGTCCGACGTGGGGTCCGCCATCGATCCATTGCTCATCCAGCTGATCCGCACCGCGCTGGACAAGGCGCTTGACGCCCAGGCCGTGGTGCAGCCG